AGGATTCTTACCAGATTTTTTTGACAACTCATTCATTAATTTTTCATGACCAGTTGTAGGAGGATTCATACGACCGAAAGTAAAGAATACGGTCTTCTCTTCCTCTATCAAATAATTTTTAAATGAACTTATCATTAACCTTTCTTTCTTTGTAATTCTTTCTTACGTACATCTTTAAATAGCTTCTTAGCTATTCTTTTAATTCTTTGTTGTAAAGCTGGCTTTTCAAGTCTCTTTTCAATTTCTTGTTTTCTTGCAAAAGTAAGTTCGCCTTTAGGAACACCGCGTGTTAACTTCTTTGCAATCTGAGCTCTCGCTTGTCTTAATGCTCTTTTTTCGATAGTTTGTTTATTAGCCATCTTTTTCATAGCACGTTTTCTACCTATGGCAATACGTGACTTCATTCTCTTCATGAGTCGAGAACGTTTCATTCTTTGCTGTAAGTTTAGAGCCTCATCAACATCTTCTTTTCTTAAATTCTTAGTTTTACTTTTATTAGTGACAACGTGAGGTTTACCATTAATATGCACTACGGCTTCACCTTCTTTATTCACGTTACCGTCCCATGTACCAGCAGCATGAGCTTTACGTGCTGCTTTAACTTTTGGATGATTATCTATTGATTCTTTGTTGATAACTTCTTTGTCGGTCTTTACCATTCTAACACCAACCTTTCCGTCTGGCTTAATATATTTTTCTGGCTTTCTATCAGCACTTTGTACAGAAGCATTCATAGCTTTCTTGTAGTCAGATGTGTAAGGTGCGTTCACCTTATTGACTTTCATTCTCATATATTTGGAAGTACCTTTAGGACCTTTCACAGGTATCTTAAGGTTCGGAAGATCTTTATCTTTCTTCATAGAAAGTTCAGAAAACGATTTGATTGGGGCCATTAATTCCTCCCTGGTTTATCCCATCCTTTTATAATTTCTGGTGAAAAGTTGGCGTATGAAAACTCCATACGATCAACAATTTTCACTGCATCACCACCAAGTTTGTCAATAGCGACATACCCTTCCTGACCAGTTACCTTATACCCATCACGAGTCTTTAAAAAGGTTTGCGCGCTATTTAACTTATTAAGTATATTTATAATTTTTAGTTTTGCTAGAACTATAGATTTTTGCAATTCGAACATCATTTGCAAACTTATTTTATTTTGAGATGAAAAAAATTTCAATATATCATCTAATTTTTTTTGTTGAACAGATTTACCTTTTTCAGTTGTTCTCTTATCTATTTCTTTTTGGTACTTCTGTTTAATATAATTTATAAGCTTGTCAACATGAGTTTTAGTGTTACCAATAACTTCACCTTTTCGTACAAATGTATTATTGAATGTTTCAATTAGTTGAGCAAGACTTTGGTTATTTTCAAGAGTACGCAACGTAGTTCCTGAAATTTTATTGAATATTCTACCGCAATTACTAAGATGCGCATTGACTTCATCTGTGTCTTTTTTACTCATAGTAAATTGAGTCATATCTCTTAACATAGCATCTTGTGACCAAACATCTTTTGATTTGAAATTTGATATATCAACTCCGTAAGATGCTTTCATGTCTTCAAAGTTTTTACCATTATATGCAGTATGCCAGACTATTCCAATCTTTGCTGACTTTGCTTTCTTAGCAGCTTCAGTTCCTGAGGGTATAGCATACATAATTGTGTTAGGGTGAAAAGTTAAATATGTCTTTCCTTTTATCTTTCGAGTTTTTAAATCGCCTGGACCAAATAAGAAGTCACCTTGTATAACACCTTTGATACCAATGTTAGGTAAATATTTCAGAGCTGCTTTAAGTTTTAGATTAAGATCACCACTAGTATCATCATCAATGTCAGCATCAGTTTTATAAACCTTTGGTGATTTATTAAATATCCCTTTCTTAGCGACAAAGAATTTACCATCGCGAGGATCTGTACCAGCGAAAACAGCAGGAGCTCCGTCCCATTTAACAGATACGTTTCCGTCCTTTACTCCTGCAACCATGTCTCGTAAAGATCTTAATGCGAGTATAGCTTGCCTTGTACCATTAACTCCACCATAAAGAACCTTGTCCTCTATATGTGTCATATGAGTATTCTTTTGTTCTGATATAAATTCTATAAATCTCATGATCGTATCTTCAATAGCACCAATTCAAATCCTGCACTTACGGATGTAGTGGCGCTTCCCTTTGCTCTTACTTCAATATCATGTTTTTCAGGTATCTCTATTGGAATACGCCAGTTCTTTTCACTAAATCCACCACGTTTCGTAATGAATGCCTTTGTGTTCCAAGCACTTCCTGAAGTTCCGTTTCTAACTAAAATTTTTATTTCAGTTTCTAAATCTTTTGCTGCTCCAACATCAAGTTGTATTAAATATGCGTTGTATTTTAAAGGAACCGTATATAGAGCCATTAATGTTTGACCATAACCAGCAGTAATAATAGCGGCTGATTGCGAATCAACTGTAATAGTTACGTTGCCAACGTTTGTGCTACCTGTATTTGGAGTCACCATACGAGCTCTAAAAACACGATAAAATTGTTGTGTTCCAGCAGATCCACCAATAGTCAATGTTTCAGTAATCTCATTATAGTTTGCATCTAGTCCAGTAACTTCAACTGTTCCATCATTGTCTGATGATGTATCAGATGATGTAGCTGTCGCTGTTCCTGCTGTAGATATGTAAGTGTATACGTTATTTCCATCCCATACAGTTTCAAATGAACCACCAACAGCAGAATTATAACCAAATTTATCTATGAATTTTGTGTTGACTACTCTACCTGCCGAAAGATCTATAGTCTCGGCTAATTGACTATTTGCGAAATGTCGACTTACCGCCATTTTTTTTTTTCTCCTCTATACTTTAACTCTAGGTTTTATTGTACCTTGTGTTATAGTGTGTATTTGAATATCATCGAATCCAACTTTTTTAATAGTAACAATCTCACCGCCTTCAGTAGTTAATTTACCATTAGCTCCATTATTGTTTATAAAAATAACCGGTGTATTGCCAAAATATTTAGCTGCAGCTCTTCCATACTGCAATTCTATTTTCTTCCAATCAGTAGGAAATTTCTTTCGTATTGCATCTATTTGTGTAGTGTTAACTTCGTTTTGACCTTTACCTTGAGTTTTTAATCCCATTTGATTTTTCATTTCAACTGCTTTAGTAACCATATCTCCTAATGGCACAGTTCCACCAAGTTTAAATCCAGTAAGTGTATTTGTATTCTTTGAATAGTTCGCAGCTTTAACTTCATATTTTTTACCAGCAATTATAATATCAACACCAGCAGAAGCACCGCCTCCTAGCATTGCTTGATCACATAAAAAATAAAGTGTAGCTTCACCAGGACCTACACCTTTTAAATTATAATAATGTAATTTATTGAAATTAGTTCTGTCTTCGCTTTTTAATTCTCTAATTAGTTTGTTAGCAGTTTCAGCTTTAACGTCGCCTCTAATAGTTTTATTCAAATCGAACTTTGGAAAAAAGTGCATATGAAATAAATGTTGTATTTCACTCTTATATTTTAAAGATTCAAAATCTTTTGTTTGAAGATTAAATGATGTTATTTTCTGAGCTCTCTTTAAAAACTCAGTATCTAGGTCTGATACATTCACGGCTGCCATCTCCTTCATATATGTTCTAAATCTTTGCATATGCTTTCCTCTAGTAACATTATTATACACTATTTATAACAGTTTGTACACAAAAAAAAGCGCCCGGAGGCGCTTTAATTGTAATATTATATTTAAATTATTTTTTAAGCATGTCTGCAGTAAGCACTGGAAATTCTTTCATTGCTTTAGCATACTTTGCTCTTTCTTCTTTTGGCATTGAAATCATACCAGCATCTGATAATATACCTTCATCGTTCCAATGTTTTTTCCATTCATTTATATAATCCTTAACGCCAGGAATCATATTTAAATGACTATGCTTAACATAGAAATATAGTGCTCTCGATATTGAGTATTTACCATCAGCTATATTTTCAAAAGATGGCTCATTACCATCAATAATAGCACCTTGCAATACGTCCATGTTTTGGTCTAAGTAAGAGAAACCAAAGATTCCAAATGTATTTGGATCTGTTTGAAGCTTCTTAACAATAAGATTGTCTTGCTCTCCTGCTTCAACATAAGCGCCATCTGTTCTCATGGCTCTACATTTCTTTGCTTTATAACCAATAGCTTTAACTTCTTTACTCTTCTTGCAAAAGCCTTTTTCATTTACCATCTCAACGAATGACGCTCTTGTACCAGATGTTGTTGGTGGTCCCATTACTTTAATGGGTAAGTTAGGTAGAGAGGGATTTACATCACTCCAATTTTTATATGGATTGTCTACCATCTTACCATCTACTGGAACTCTTGCTGTTAAAGCTTTACCTAAATCGTACTTAGATATTTTTAGTAGTGTGCCTTTCTTAGAACTTGCTACCACAATTCCGTCATAACCCACTTTAATCTCAGTTACTTTAACATCATTTTTATTACAGTACTCAAGTTCTTTAACTTTCATTCTTGATGATGCATTACCAATATCAATGTATGTTAAACCTGTACCATCGCATACACCTTTCTTTCCGACTGATGAGCCACCTGACTCGACAACTGGTGTTTTTATGCTTGGATTTTTTCCTACTTGTTCAGCTATAATAGTTGCAAATGGCAACACTGTAGATGAACCAGCAATCGATACGTTATCTCTAGCATTGGCTTCTACAGCAAATAGCGATAGAGAAACAAAAGCAATAAGTTTCTTCATTTTTACCTCTTTTTATGAAAATGTTTTTGATATTATTATGTATTATCTAGAAGGCTTTCTGAAGTTTACACTTTTGTTAAACTTTTTCTTTTGAGAAGATTTTGTTCTTTGCTCATTTCGGTATTGAGGATCGTATTGCTCGTATCCTCGAATACCATTTTCTCTAGCCCATGCGGCTATCATTTCTGGTCTATGTTTTTTCATTTTCTAAATCTCACTGTGTAAGTTTTCCCTTCGTATTCGAAAGAGATTGTTGAGTGAGAGTATACTGATCTAGACTCTTCCTTATAACGCGTTTGATTGCTGCAGTATGTCTTAACATTGCCACTAGCGCTACTATTTGAATGACCAAGCATGCCGCCAATAAGAGCTCCGATTGCACCGCCATCTTTTTCTCCTTTTATATTATTGCCTATGATTCCACCGATAATTGCTCCGGCAAGAGCATCTCCGGTCTTGTCACCTGATGTGACTTTATCTCTACAAACTTCAACTGTATATGGTATTTGTTTTATTACAGTCTTGTAGTGATCTCTTATATTATTTTCATTAGCTTTAACTTTTCCTGATACTGTGAGAAACGCCGCAGTCGCTAGCGTTACCCAAAAGAAAAAGTCTTTAGTTTTTTGATCCATTACTTTAACTTCCATAAAATGTATTCTTCACCATTAGACTTCATAGTAATAGCAGGAACTCCAGATGCTGGTGTCTTACCTACATATTCCCATTTATAACCTTCTTTCATCTGCTGGTTTGCAGTTTCTCTAAATTCTTGCGTGTCCATGCTGAACAATGCAAGAAGTAATACTAGTAACATTATCTTATTCTCCCAATTTAGTTAGTGGTTCAGTTTTATTATAGTCAGTGTAATCATTATCAGAATATCTGCGACCTGCAACTTGTTTAATTACCACACCATCTCTAATGCGATAAGTAATGAGCTCTCTGGATAAGACACCGTCTGTATCCAGGAGATCAAAAGCTTTTTTTAACGGACCGTCAGTCATTAAGCTACTTCCGCAAATTTTAATGCTGTGTTAAGAGCATTTCTTTTTTTGATTTGATTTCCACCAAACCATGAAGAGTAGAGTCTATTGTCAGAGTTTCTACCCTGTAAGTGATCAGTAACATAAGTCACTGAGTTGAATGCTTGCCACCAAGAACCTTCGGCATACTTTGCACCAGGTTGCTGTTCAAGAGCATCATAACATGCAATTGCATTCTTTGAAAGTGTCTCCATAGAAAGAGATTTGTTCTGTACTCTCTTATCAGCAGTTCTTGGATAAACGGTGTTGTAGTACTCAATTAGAGAATCAATGTTGTATCTCTTAGAACCAAGAAACTCCGCCATTTCTTTATAAGTCTTCAACTTATCAGAAGCGATACCTAAAGCTTTCTTGACTTCTTTAGAATTGAACTCAACTCTATGACCAACTTTAACTGATCTTTGAGCTTCTTGATCGAGTGAAAGTGAAAGAGTATTGTTACATACAACTCTGATTGGTGTAAACCTAATGTCTATAGACTTACCGTAAAGATGTGGATTAGAGAAAAGCAAGTAAGACTCAACAGTGTCACCGCCAAAGAGATCAAATGATTCTTTAACTTTCGCTAAAGCCCATACCATCTGTCCACCCTTCAATGAACCTGCTGTATGCATTTCCATATCACCAGCAAGAACATACTCTGAAAAGAATTCAAAGGCTTGTTCGTTTTGAACTGGATTCCAGATCTGACCGATGTTAGTAAGAACTTTATCGTCTGAACTTCTTACAAGAGCTTTCATTCCAGTAGCAACTTTCTTACCGTTTGGTAATGTTGCGTATGAATCGATTTGATCGACTGTCCAGTCAAGGCCAGCTTTTTTCATCATCTGTGCTGGTGTCAGATCATTTGATACGGGAACTCCGAGACCGTGCCACGGTACTTCGCCTGCGTATGCCATAGTTTCAACTTGATGTGCCATAATATAAATCCTCCTATTGGCTATTTGAATTTCGTTCGATACAACCTGAAGGTAAACCTTCAGCAGTACAAGGGTCTTCCATTGCTCCAATTGCAATAACTGCAGTTGAAAATAAAAGTAATGCGATAAATAGTTTCATGAAATGTACTCCCTTTTTAATTTTATAATATAATTATACACTATTTTCTCTTAAATGTAAAGGCTTTTTTTCACTTAATTGCATTTTTTTCCAAGTATTTTATCCTCTACACTTTTAATATGCTTACACTTACGGAAAGCAATACAATCGCAATTGAATCCATTATCATACATACGTACTCGATACTGGTCTCCACGAGATCCAATCACTGGCCATATGACTCCAACGAATGGATGCTCGTACGTATTGATCTCATCTGACTTATGTGTGCTCATGTAAAATACCTCAATACGCTTGTTGCTAATAAGAATGATAGTACACCGTTCAATACGATAATAGCTCTATCATGCCAGATATATCCAACCCATAACCAGCCGAGTGTTCCTGTAAGACTAAAGACCACATCATATATTTTAGGAACTTCTTCCACACTTCTACACGCAACTGCAATTAGTACGAAGAAGCATGATATCCATTTGACGTACCATGTCAGATCGTGCTTAGGAGTAACCTTATCTACCTGATGTGTCATTCTGCTGACTCCTCGATAAGGATCCTGCCCGTGTCTACCTTATCCAAGATAATCTCAATGAGCTCTTGCCGCGGAGTTGATGTTTCATTCTTCAACAATTCAGTATACTCATTCTGATATGCAGTAAGTTTTTTCATAGTCATAGAAGACATCATATGTTCAGCTTTCTTCATTACGCGATCTCCTTAAATCCAACTCTGTCACAAATAAACTTCTGAAATTCTGTATCAGATGTCCATACAGTAAACTCATCGCCCACCATAGAACTACGAAGTGGTGTACCATCAAAGTTATGATGACATACTGTCACATCTGCCTGATCTCTTTCCGACCAAGAATAGAAAACATTCTGTGTACGTGTGAATGCATGCTCTAGAGCTTCCATAATAGACATATCGGGTGCATCGACTGATGCTGCTGTATATGGAACCGCACCGTAGTTGTTGTTAAATGTAATAGTTACTTTCATAATATAAACTCCCTTTTCAATTTTATAGTACTATTATACCACGGTTTATCTTAGATGTAAAGGAAAAAATGCACTTATTTAAATTTTTTTTTCGATCTCTTCGATCTTTGGATACTCGGCCTCGATACCGTGAGACAGGTCCAGATACGCGCATATGAACTCGAGGAAGAACTCATCATTAATAGTACAGTAGAACTCGAAAGCACGCTCACCAGTAAATCCCGCATACTCAAATTTACTGACATCATGAAACATATAGTAGTGATCTAATGCTGCTAACGCTATCTTCCGTGTTATCATCGTGAACCTCTTTATTTAAGAACTTTTTTTCGGAGGATTTTTTTAACACCCCTGACTTAATATCGCAGATCCTGGTATATCAGAGTCTTCAGCACCAGGATAAGGAAGACCTCCGATTGCCCATACATCTCCGTACAGATGCTGCCACTCCGGTGTTGTATCTGTTTTCTGTTTATAGTAATACTCCTCAGTATCTCCGAGCCTATACTCATTGCCATTCTCGACCTGATAGACTACCGTAGACACACGAAAGTCCGGCTGCTTTGGTTCCTTCGGTGTTAGACTATTATCATACACACGCATTCGGTTATTCGGATACAAGCAATACTGCCCGTTCTCAAGTTCCAACAAGTTAAACGACTTATGTTCCTCAGGTTGTTCAGATGTACTATAATCAACTTCATCCGCATGCACGTGATAGTTATCAAGAGTAGCAATATAAGTACCTTTCATTCTTCCATGATTCTTTGTATATACCTCAAAGTCCATAGATCCAATGAATTGTTTCTCTATACATGTAACACCGTAATCCATACAATTCCAGAACTGCAAATCAGGTAATGCCATATCTACTGTAGGAGTCTCCGGATTAGCAACGAATGCACTGATAGGAAGTTTATCGTATAGAGCTCCGTACTCCGGTAAGAATGTCTCAAAATAGAATGCTCTACCGGGTAAACTCTTTGCAGATACCCAATGACCTTCTACAAACTCTCCGTGGCCATCGACGAAATCTCGAAGATACTCGCGACGAACCCATACCTTCTGATTCGGTATATTACATATTAAGTGTGCCATATTAGTATATATTCTTCCTATGTGAAAAAAGGTCTCGAGACAAAAATTTCTCGAGAAAAAAATTTTATAATAAGGTTTCTATAAAAAGTTTCTGAGTCTCTACAGAAGTGCGATATACTAGTTGCCTATTATACCCTGCCACAATTTCTCCAATATAAACCCCTTATATAGTCTCAGCCCTCAGACACTGACCGAGACCCCGAAACAGTATACTATATAGTATCTAACCTTATGGTGCCAGATCGGGGCTCGGTGGGCCTCCAGTGTATTATATCGAGTCGTATGTTCTCAATGAAAGAATCTCTGAATCATTCGATTGTTTCTTATATAGAGCAATTGCTTGATCCATTGACTTCTCCTCGGTATTACCCCTCCCAGTAAAGTAAGTATTATTGGTAGTGGTGATAACAGTAAAGTAATTATTAGACATATTAAACTCCCTTTAAATTAATATAGTATTATTATACCACACCGTGCAGGAATGTAAAGGACTTTATGCGATTATATGCAGTTTTTTTTATACCTAAGAGAAAAATTCGGCGCTCCGCTGAGGGGACTAAGGTACACTGTTTTCTCCACAGAATCCTTAGTTTCTCAGAATTACATACTCTATAAGCAGTATAGTGATATTGCATATCACTTTTTGTATACATTACACATAGCGTTCTTTACAATGTTCAGGTATATTAGTATATAGATCCGGATTAGAAGGTGGGTGTATCCAGTCTACCTTTGTAAGTTTATTATTAATAAGAATTTGATCCGCCGACCATCTATTAGATTTAAGTATCATAAGCTCTATATTATGTTTATGAGCTATATCTTTTGCTTGTTCTATTTGATGTTCGTTATGTCGAAATGGTATGAACTGCCACACGATACGATGATGAGATTGTGCACCTAGGAGCATTGCTTTGAAAGATTGATGAAAGTTTTGTCCTATACGGTGTAGATTAACAGTCTTTTGATCAAGTCCATCTATACCAAATATGAATCGATATCTTCTTTTAATAGAGAAAACTTTATTCCAAAAATTTCTCTTCTTACCAGTTCCAGTTGTATGAACATGGACAACTGTGTTGTTGTTTTGACTGGCGTATTCTAGAAATTTTATAAAGTCTGGATGATAGATAGGATCTGATATTTGTCCGCAAAGATGAACAGATGTTGGAATAGTGTGAAGTATCTTTTTCCAATCATCAAAAGACATATCAGAAGAGCGTTTAACTTTATCTTTACCGGCAGGCTTTTGTCTATCACAGTACGTGCATTGTAATAAACATTTGTTTGAAAAGTCAATGTTAATGCTTCGATATGGAATCGTTTTTATATAATCAAGATACAGTTTATGGAAATTATTATCAATCATCATGATCGAGCTCAGAACAGTGTCTTATACATACCCGTGGTGCGTTTTCTGGACTATGCACAAGCGTTTCATGAAAGTGATACCATTCTGGTGATCTCAGTATCTCTTGCTCGATATCATCAACATTTGATACTTTAAGCTCTTTATCTAATAGTCCAAACATCTCATATTCTTGTATCGAACGTTTTTTTGCTTCATCACACCAACAGCACGGTAAAAGATAACCTTCTGCTGTATAAGCAATCGATTTCAAGGCCGGATTTTTAACTTTTTTACCATCAATTTCCCAATACGGGTGGCATTTTGGGTATAGTTTCATACTAGTATATATAATATTATGAGTCAATCATTACGGTGTACATCTATATGAGTATCTGTAGTAGTCTATTGAATAGATACTTACGATACGTTGACTCACTCCCATACGAATTATTAATGAGACTATATTATAGTATATTATGTATGATTATATTAACAAGAAATCGATAGGAGATGTGAAATGGATGATATTGTTTACCCAAAGATTAAGATAAGGGATATATTAGCGTTTAATGTATTGGGATTGTGTATAGTATATTGGATAATGTGATGACGGAATATGATTTAAGTAAGGAGTTATATAGGAAGATTAAGTTAAGAATGGACTTATTGCAGTATTGTATGGAATCGAATTATCATTTAAGTGATCCAGATGTTGTAAGTAACCATATAGCGAGTATTACTAAGTTTTGGTCCGTATTAGATGATGAGGATAAAGACTATATACATGGTGCAAGGTATGCGATTGAGGAGAATATGGAGTGGAATGTATGAAAAAAGTATGGATATATGAGAGTCCTGATAAGGGAAAGACTGTTTATAGAAGAGAATTTGGTAAAGTAGAGAGAGAATTAGTAGATGGTGATAGAGTTAGATCCAGCAAAGAGACCGTGGAGGTACAACGGGTTAGGTCAGAGAGTGTGGAAAGATAGAGATATGTTGAGGTTGTGGACTGATTCTGACCAGAAGAGATACGATGAAGAGAAAGATTATGAGGTATGGAGAGAGAAGTATGGTTATGAGTGGGAAGTTGTTACGACCGAGTGATCATATGATGATTGGTGTGACTGCATGTATGTTGTTTATATGTTATAAGATGGCGTTTTACAGTCCTGTGTATGCGTTGTTGTTGTCATGGTTTCATATGAGGTTATTTGATGTGTATGCGGTGTGGCGAAGAAACGGCTAATATGTAAAATAGGAGAAATGCACTGAATGAATATGTATTTTACTCACCTTAATCTCGAATATGATGAGGATATTTTAAAATTATATTTTGAAAATAGTGATTATCATGGCTTTAAATGCGATCCTAGTACAGCTCAACACGAGTTTTTTATACACGCTCCAGACTGGCAAGTATGTAAAAACACAGAACATATTGATGAAGTTAACAAAGTCTCGACTCAAGTTCAAAATCTGTTTGATGCAAACGTTAATACACAATTTTTTAAACAATTATCAGGTTGTGAAGTTCCATTTCACTATGATCCCGTACCAAAGTGTTCCGTTAATATTCTATTGTCGAAAAACAATTCACCAATTACATTTGAGAATATTGGTGATGTACATTACAAATGCGCTCTTCTTAACACAAAAAAGAAACACATGATTAGGTCCAGTGAAACCGATAGATGGTTATTGATTCTCAGTATTATGGATAAAACATATGAAGAATGTATACAAAGGTTAGAAAATGAATGCACACAGTGATTATTATGAAAGATTAGATATTGACTATGATTCGGCAAAGTTAATTGAAGAGTCAACTATGATTGACTACAGTCCTTTTCGTACGGGTAAGAAGACCAACACGTGGTTTGACAATCAAAATACTTGGGATATTGGCCGAGTGGACGACAACGAACCACATCTTGAAGTGCACAGATTAAAAGAAATAATTGAGACTTTGACTGGTTCGATTGTTAAGCCGAGGTATTATGTACAAGCGAAGAATTCAAGTGTACCATTTCACAAAGACCAGAACACTGAATGTTCGATTAACATCATCTTATCGAACCATGCAGGACCAATCTGTTTTGAGGATATTGGAGAAGTTGAATACAGATGCGCGTTACTTAACACAACACAGAGGCACAGCGTACCTGAATTTGATAGCGAAAGGTTGTTACTTAAATACTCGATATTCGATAAGACATATCAAGATGTGAGAAAAATGATGCAGCACCTCATAGATAATTAATGATATCTTCAATCGGAGGTCGACACTCATCACCAGTCGCAACTCTCGAGATAGGTGATGTCATATCTGTATAACCAAGTGTCATGCAAAAGAGCACTCGCCCTTTGATAAACTCCATTTTTTCCCACCCTTGATATCCGTCACGTGGAAATAAAAGAGAAAATGAACTCGCAAGATTATTCTCAATGCACATACCTGCAAGTATCATACTGAACATACCAATTTCAATATAATGTGCGGAGGTTAATTTATGAGGCGTTTGTATTGCAGGCCAACACCATTCTGATTTTTGATATTGTATACTCATTGATTTACTTAAGTTTTCAATAACTCGAGTTGTAAATATGAGAACGTATGGTGCGTTATAAAGTTTTGCACCATGATTATTATCTTTAATTTGATCATTACTTAATCCGGTCTCATCTCGACAAAATTCATAAAAACGTTTTTTTTCATCTTTTTTATCCGGTCCAAGTACTGTTACTGCGTATGGAACCACTAATTGTTTTGAAGGTACACACTGATATGTTCGTGTTATCATATCCTGCACCAGCGATTTATCTGGTATTTTATCATTAAAATCTTGTACATGAAATCGCTTCTTAAATATATCTTCTATCATAGTAGTCCTTTCTCATTTAATTTCTCTACGACATCATTCCATGGATGTCTAAGACAAAATTTTAATATTAATCTGTGATTTAAATCTGGTTCAACTCCATGTTCATGATGACCAACATCAATTAATGCGCACTGATAAGAATATGGCTTGTGTTCAATATGAATAGTAGGAGTAGTATCTAATAAGTTAATGTTTATTGACACCATATTATCTTCGTCTTTGTGATGAAGAAGCGTTGTGTTAGGAAACTGATAACTAAATCTAGGATAGTTATTCATACCATAGATATTTAAATCGTGTTCAATATCTTTCAATAATGGTTTAAGATCAGATTCATCTCGTATGAACAATTGATACCAAAACAATTCGCGACGAGGAATACAGCGCCAGTGCCACTGACCACGCTGTATATTCTCGTAAAACATATTACGATATCTTTTTTTATCGATATCATATTTAAGATGTTCTATCATTTACTTCACTTTCGCAAGATGTAATCATTAATTACTAATATGTCCATTGCTGTTTTATTGAATGTATTTATAGCTTCTTCAGGAGTTTCAACTATTGGTTCTTGACAATTGAAGCTGGTGTTTAATACCATTGGAACACCTGTTATATTATAAAATTCAGTTATTAATTGATGATAACGTAAATTCTGTTCTGGATTTACAGTTTGTATTCTTGCAGTTCCATCCACATGAGTGATCCCAGGAACTTGTTTAGGTTTTTTAACAGGCATAATTCGAGACATATAAGGACTGGGTTGTGATGTATCAAACCATTCCTGATAATGTTTTTCTAGTACAGACGGAGCAAACGGTCTGAAGTCTTCTCTCATTTTAATTGTATGATTGATAATATTCTTTATGTTAGGATTGCGAGGATCTGCTAAGATACTTCTATTACCTAATGCTCGATGTCCACTTTCAGATTTACCTTGAAACCAACCTACAATCTTACCATTTGCTATAGCTTGTGCTACTTCTCGTAAGTCAACTTTTTCTTTACCAAGATATGCATACTCTTTACCTGCATAGACATCAGGTTGATGCAAATTATTGTTTAGTACATAATCAGCATGCATATACGTTCCTATAGATTGACCTTCATCGCCTGGTGCTGGTGGAACGTACACATTATCCCATTCTTTAGTAAACATTTCATTCATATAACCATTATATGCCACTCCACCAGACACACATAAATTATTGCACGTTTTTAAATTAAAGACATAATCTCTAATGATCTCTTCTGTTGCTATTTGTAATGTTTTGGCTATGTCCTCAGGCTTTGTAGAATTTAACCATGTGCTGTTTTTTTCTTCTTTTAGATATTTAAATTTTTTATCAGTTTTCCAATAATGATCTAGTCTTAAATGAAATTCAGCAGAGTACTCTCCGTAACCGGCAAGTCCCATAATTTTACCAGCACCAAACACGCCCATTGGACCTAACTTTAAAAACTTAGAAAACCAATTCCATAAAAGTCCAATTCCCATGTGTTCTGAAAGATCAATAATCTTTCCGTTTTTGTTAATAAAAATACAATTGTATTTCCATCCCCTTCCATCTATAGCTAATATGTCAGATTTTTTAAATCCTGATAGTAAATATGCGTACGCAGCGTGAGATTGATGATGATCTATGTAATACAAGTTATTGCCGAGCATTTTATAATCCCATAGATTTTTAGGGTACCAATTAATGTCATCTTTAAATACGTGTAAGCTAGGCATTTGTTCTATTCCACCTATAGTGGTAGTAAACGCATATATATCATAATTATCAGGTTTCCAGTATTCTTTATAGAATTGCTGACCTGCGCTATCATCAAGGTTTTCGGGAACATTGTGTTTTTTTCGAGTGTATCTTTCTCGTTGATTGTGCCATTCACCATCATATGTATTATGATCGTGTGGACCGAATGCTGCACTAAATATTTTCATTTTTTATATGATTCTTCAGTCTTTCTTTTACTTCATTCCAATGATGTGTAAGACAAAATTTTAATATTAATCTTGGATTAGAATCAGGTTCAACACCATGCATAAAAGAACCTGTATTTATAAGTGCACACTGATATTCGTGAGGTTGATGTTCAATATGAATAGTAGGAGTTGTATCTAGTAAGTTAATATTTATAGAAGTCAAACAGGTATGTACTTTTACTTTATCTTTTTTAAGATTTTTAGTTTTATCCCATTTTGCATAATGATCATCTGTGTGATGATCAACTTTTGTATTTGGAAATTGATATGCAAATCTAGGTAAATTATTCATACCAAAAATATTTAAATCTTTTTCTACTGGTTCAATTAATGGTTTTAAAACATGATCATTAGGAATCATTATTTGATACCAGTAAAGTTCTTTTCTTGTACGAACTGTATAATGCCATTGCCCTAATTGTATATTATCATAAAAAATATTACGATACTTTTCTTTATCAATTTTATAATCTAGATGCTTAATTATATTCAATTCAATAGATCCTTTGCTTTTTCAAATTCTGTTTCAAAAATATTAAATTTTAACAACATTCTTTCTTTATGGAAAGCAGGTACTTTATGTCTTTTAGTAATATTTAATAGTGCACATTTATATTTTAATTCACCGTACTCTTCAAAAATTATCGGAGCTGATTCATTAGATAAAATAATATTAACTGCGCATCTAACTTTTTTATAATCACTATGAAAAGGTAACTCTGTTCCAGATTTCTGTTTAAAAATACTTGTTCTTACAAGACCGAGTTTACTAGTTAGCATATTATATAATTTTAATATTTCTGGTGCATTGTCAAATTTTCTTACTCTGTGAATTAACCAAGTGTTAGATTTATCAAACCAACTATTAGGTTTATAATCCTCAGTAAAGTAAGAATGATCTTGTTCAAGCTCTGTTTGAGTAATAGCGTAAGGAATAAAATTAAATGAATGAAATTCTTTAATAAGTTTATTTTTATTATAATTTAAATTTAAGTGCTTAAAAAACATTAGAAATATCTCCTTATGTTTTTATAATCGATACCAAATAATAAATTAATTCTAATCTTATCTGAATTATTAAATACTCGATGTGGCCAACCTGTATTTGTAAACCAACACTCACCGACTTTAAACTTATTCGAATCAACTACTCCTCTTCTCTTAACTTGAAAGGTACTGTCTTCATTGTTTAATGAGCATGAAACTCTACATGCAACACTTGTGTTTGTATCAATGTGCCAATCAAATAAATCACCGGGATGTAATACTGATATGCGAGCTCGGTAGAGTCCAGGGAATGTTGATGCTAACCAGTCTTTTGCGTTGTTAGTACAGTGTTCTGTAAACTTTGTATACTTTAATTCCATCATAACGTCTTCACTATCTTGTCTAGGATTCTTATTTTGTAGTAATATATGTTGAAATTTTTTTGGTATCATACCAACGAGTTCACACTTATCTTTAATCTCATAATTCTCTTTATCTTTTAAAAAGTTGACTTCGCTAAAATGATCATATATGGCATTAAATTCTTCTATGATTTCTTGAGGCATGTTGCAAAGATGCTTGAAATTTGGCAGTTCGTGTCTTCTTGGACCAGTTCCTACAACTCTATCTCTTGGTCTACCTATTGTTGTTTTAAAATTTTTATTCATAATTTTTCCTATATAAATTAAAAGGCATATCATTAAAAGAATATAATACTATATGTTGCCAACACTGTTCTCTTATGATTCCATCCATAACTCCGGTGTAATATAATCCATCAAGTTCTTTCCAACTATCAGGTTTCCATGAAAACGGGGAAGTATATTCATTATATGTTTTATTTAGCATTTTAGTAAAAAGAGTAGTAAACTTTTTTCTAACTAATGTCGATTCAAATGAAATAAATATGTGATTAAGATTATGCTTTTGAGCATATTCATATTGTTTCGGTAACATATATCGACTCGCTAAATTAGGTAATTTTCTTGGTGATAAGTTTTCTTTCCTTACAGATTTAGCATAATAAGTTCTTGTAAGAGCTCTACCTATTTTATTATCAAACCGATCTGTCTGTAATCCACTAAAAGCTACTGCTTCATATTTTGGATTCATAGTAAAAGGCGCTATAGGGGCAAACACTACTGTAAAGCATCTATAATTTTTCCAATCATTTGATATGTTTTTATAATTTTCATTTAGCTTATCATTAGAGTTTTCTGCTTCGTGCGCTAAATGTAAAAATAAATCATAATAAGATTGTCCTGATCTATTTTTTGTGGTTAAATCACTATTTTTTGTAAAATTTCGTGCTTTTGTGATGGGTGTCATGATTTCCTTCAAACGGTGCCAATATGTTTATAAACCAACGATTCATAGGCTTTTCATCTTGGTGACCAAAATAATTTAACATTCCTATGCCAGCATACCCTAATAATACAGTCATAGGTGATAGTATTATCACTGGCCATATAAGATATTTTCCATATCTTTGAAAAAATTTTATTCTCTTATTATATATTACATCTTTTATCATATTTCTTGGAACTGTATCATTCCATCTTGATAACAATACATTCCACACTCCTCGATGTTTTGGAGAGTGTGGGTCCCATGGTGTGTCGTGATACTTATGATGTAATCTGTGTATTCCAATCCAACCAAGTGGTTTATATACACCGATGCATAACGCACACGAAAGAGATAGCCATTCAAACCAAGCTCTTCTTTTACCTTCTCTATGCGCCCAATATCTATGCAATCCTATAGTTGCACCTATCGTAGCAAGTATGTAATAAGCTATATACGTATATAATATTTCCATTATGATACTTGTATTGCCACATATATCAATGTACCAAGTATACTAAAGTTAATTACCATATTAACATAATGCGGATTCGGTGCCATAATTTTCTTCCTTTCAATCTTTTTTGATGGTTTATAACGTATATGTTCTGATATTCTATGCCACATTATTCTTCCATTCCGTAACCAAAGAGTTCAGCGAGGCCGAAGACTTCCATTATCATGAATGTGAGAAAGAGTAGTAGTATACTATACACTATCAACTTACCGTTAAAGTTTGTTGCCGCAAGTTTGATCGCGATCAGTTCATTTCCTAGGAATCTCAGTGCAAGTTCGAACTCATTGTGATCTTCTCTCTGCACTATTCCGTTTTTCTTTTCCTCAGCCATTATTTACACAAATCTTCATATCGAGTGGTATAAAGACGATGTTTTGATTTATCACCTTCGATCTTAAAAAAACGACTTAGTATGTATTTCCACATATTTTTCTCCTTCAGTTAAAGATGTGGGAGTAACAGTTCTCCCACACGGATGTGTTAAGTCATCACACTTTGTAGGATTCTGTTTCCAAGCTCCTCCGGGCTCATAAGAATTAAGCGGCTTGCGCTAACTCTTGAGGTGCAAAATTATCGTTTGCATTTATAGTTTTGTTCGCATTAACCGAGCTTACATCCGGATAACTCCACATCGCTATTACGTACCTGTCGATCCTATTTCAGCCCCATATTTTTGGTGGAGCTGACGGGTACTGCCCCCGTGTCCAGCGAACCTTTCGCTTTGTTTCCTCGTTATATACTATATATTATACCACAAAAATCTACGTTTGTACACCTTTTTTTATAAATAGTACTGAAGAAGAGGAGTTACTATGATTGATCCAATTAGTGCTATAGCTGTGGCTACTACTGCGTTCAATACTATCAAAAAAGGTTTTGAAGTTGGTAGAGACATAGAGTCTATGTATGGTGATATGGGCCGTTGGATGGGTGCCATTGCCGATATCGATCAAGCCGAAAAAATGAATAAAAAGCCTCCGTTGTTTAAGAAGTTGTTTGACGGTTCAAGCATTGAACAAGAAGCTATGGATATCTTTGCTGCTAAGAAGAAAGCACAAGCAATGGAGCAAGAGTTAAAGACATTTGTAAATCTAGTTCATGGACCTAACAGTTGGAATGAGATACTAACACTGCAAGCGCAGATTCGTAAAGATAGAAAGAAAGCAATATACGATCAAGAACAAAGAAGACAAGAAATAATGAATGCAATAGGAATTATTCTTGCAGTTTTTGGTGTTGGTGGCGTGTTGATTTGTGGATTTATAATGGCCATTGATATATTTGGTCACCCAAGAACTTGGTAAACAAAAGGAGTCGTTATGTTAGGACAATTAAATGTAGGTGAAGAAAGACATTGTAAATATTGCGGTCATAGATGTCATTGTTATGATAATAGTTGCCAAGAATGCGTGAATGATGTATGTCAACGTTGTAAATGTGATAAAGTAGAAGATGATATTCAAACATGAAAACTTTACACTCGATTTAGATAACGCAGTTAAAGCTAAATTGTATTTTAAAGATAATCTTATGTTTATGGGTGATGGATATAGAGCTATAAAAATATTAATGCGTTTATGTAACGATTCCGAACCAGTTAAGTTTAAATTCAAATCTCAATTAACATTAAGAGAAAAACCCAGATTTGCTGACGTAGAGAAAAAATGACACATGCTTTCTTACTTATTGTTTATCTAGGAACAAAAATTATAAGTCAAGACATGTATTTCTACAGTATTGATCAATGTAAGTATTTTGCGGAAAGACTCAATAAACAACCTCCAGTGCCTAATAATAGAGCTGGTGAAGATGAACCGAAGTTCTTATCATACACCGCAGTATGTGCACCGAAGGTTGTTAGGCCTAATAATAAAATATATTAAGCAGCGTTAAGTAGCAAGCGAATGCTTAGAATTCTATTAATTCTAGCACGGTCACGAGCCTTGCAAAACCTCTTCCAAGAAAATGGTCTGTAAGTCATTAGTCACCCTCCCTAGTTAATGGTTAGGTGCGTTCCTTCAGCGATTGCTTACTTCCGCCCTTTCGGGTGAACGATTAATGTATTACTATTTATATTAGTTTGCTAGTGGATTGTCTAATGCTCGTTGTATTTTTTTCATAAGCCTATCTTCTAATTCTTTAGTGTCACGACTTACTGATTCTCTTAAACTATCTCTCTTAGTTTCAAATCTACTTTCAGCATCGGTTATCATATTACGTACATCATCTACGCTCTTACGAACCATATCTTCTGTTCTATCTGCTTGTTGCTCAATACGTAATATATCGTCACGTAATCCGCCTTTGATATCACGTGTGTATTCTACAGTGTCTTCCATTTTGGATTCCATGATTTGCATACGTTTATCATATGCATTGATTTTTGCTTCGTATTCTTCCTGTTGTTCAACAAACTCAATAGCCTGTTCAACCTTTTGATACATTAGAAAGCCACCATATAATGCACCAAGCACACTACCAATAACTGCAACAAGAGCAGATATTGACATAAAACTAACTTTAAAACCGAGGATACGAAACTCTTTATTTTTAAGGTTTTCTATACCCTCTTCCATATTTTCAAGTTCATCTCCTAAATTTTTAGCCATGTCCTCTCCAGATTATTTTGTTTTTTCTATCTTAACGTTGTTGTTAAGTTTATTCTTAAGTTGTAATTCTCTTAACTTCTTGAGTTCTTGCTCTAATTTTAAAACTTCTAGTCTTTTCTTCTTTAATTCTAATTGATAGAGCGTGTTACAGTTAATACGTTCTTTTGGTCCGTCAAGCGGTATTGTGATTCTTGCATACACACCTACATCCTTAGTACTATTACCTATAGCAGTGTTATCGTCAAATGGGCTTTGATAATTATCAATAATGCCAGTTACGCCAAATTCTAAATTAGTACTACCACCAATAGCATTTTGACAATCTAAATCTCCTGCTCTAAACTTATCAGAAGAATAATTGTTTTGACCATTTGGTAATTGAAGATTTAAAGAATTACTATTAGCGAATGCAGTAGTGGATAAAAGTGATAATATTAATAATAGTTTTTTCATACCTATTCATGTCTGAATCTAGAACATATTTTTGATGAAATGCTAGACGAGTTTAAATCTTCAGTTTTCATCTTTGACTTACTACATATGTATTCAGCATTAAATTTGTCAATTTCTCTAATATAAACATCTACTTCAACGCGTTCTAGATGTGGTATATTTAAAATTGTATATTGCGAAACAAATGGAATAGGCCTCCAGTTTTTATCAAACACTCCTAACTCGTAATATTCAACATCATTCCTTTTATTAAAAACCTCCATACGAGTAACAAGCAAGTCATCCATGTAAGCGTACTTCCACTTAGGATAAGTTGGTGTCATCTCATGCGCAAAAGCGTTGTATGAAAGAACAATCAACAAAAGTGATATAAAATATTTATACATTTATTTGGCTATGCACACAGCTTCTACTGTTGCTGAATAATTACCGCCAGGAAATGCTTTGTTTCCACCATTTGTAGCAACTGAAGTCGATTTAAACCAAGTTGAACCAGTAGCAGTTAAATCAAACTGAGTTGTTTGTCCGAATGTAGTTTTATTTGTTTCATAACTTGCCATATTAGTTGCATCACTCACACTACTCACTTCAGTCGATCCTGTCCAAGTTACTGTATCAGTAAGTGAAGGACTTGTATCAAATGATGTTGGTGTAGTAATTTGTGCATAGTAGGCATCTGCCAATGTTACATCATATCTCACTATAGGTTGTACACCACCATCTGATGATGAAGTTGTAAGTGTGTATGCATTTGGGTTACCGTATGTACCGGGTGTATCTGTTGTAATCACACAACGTGATTGTACAGTTCCACTGATTGGTACATCAACAGCCTGTGCTGATAATGTGAATAAACTCATAGCAATAATAATACTTGCTTTCTTGAGCATTTTTCTCTCCTATTTGTATTGTTGAGAAACCATTTTCTCATGCAATAATTGTTGTGCTAAGCCGTTTCTTAATCCGGCTTTGTTTTCTGGTAGTTTAGTATCTACCAACACAATTGTTTCTTTATACTGTCCTCCTGGAATAGTTGCTGCAAGATATGTATTATTAAGTTGATTTTGCATAATACCATTCATTTGTTCTATCATTTGAGTTTCAGCAAACAACGCTGCAGTATCTGATACGGACATTAATTTTTCTAATCTGTATTTTCTCTTCTTTTCTTCTTCTGCTTTTTTCTCTTCTTCTTCCTTTTCACTTAATCTTTCTTCATTTTCTTCTATAGATAATTTTTCTTCACTGTTTAAATTTACATATTCGTCTTGAGTTGCATCATATAATTCTATTTTTACTTCAGGTATATCGGGTATTGGTACTTTATATCCTGGACAGCTAGGACTAAACTGCGGATCATAGCAAGGATCAACTTTATAACTGTAAATAACACTTGCATTATTCACTGTGCCTGTACCCTCTACTTCTATAGAACCATCTCCCCATGCTTCTCTAGGAATATCTCCTATTCCAATAACTTTGCGTACTTCTATACCGCCTGGAGATGCTGACCAATCTTCTGTATCTCTAAAGATATAACCAGTTCCATTTGCATTTTTATTCTGCACATGAACTTTCATATCATCTTCTGGATTTTTATTTGCAGTGTATCTATAAAATACACCGTTAATATCTAATCCTGGAGGTGCAGGTAATATGTCTTTCATACTCCAACCATGTCCGCCTTGAGCGGCATTGCCGGTAGTTCCATAATAAGGTGCAATGTTATCAGAGTAACAATAGTAGGGATAAAATCCCACCAATACTCCAAGTAGCAGCTTTTTTAACATCTACTTGTTCTTCCTTACCGTTTTTTTCATGTTTCTTTTTATCTTCGTGTGATTCCCAACCAATCTTGGCTGCTTCTCCAATCTTTCCTTCATAAGGACAAGGTGTGCCTGCCATCATCATAGCATCAAATACTTTTTTGTCTTGACACATTACACTTACTGCAGCAACTTTCATGCCCATATCATATAATGTCTTTGCGTTCTTTAAACGTATACAGTTTTCTTCTGTAAATGTAGTACCTGCACTTATACCAAGTATTTGTGTTTGTACCGCACCAGCAACACCTATTGTACATAAGTCACTATTACTACCACTACTAAACTGTGGACTAATAGCACTTGGTGGTGGTGATTTTACAGTCGTTTCCATATTTCCTTCAGTAATAATTTTACTGTTTGTTGTACTTTCTGTTACTATTGTTTCCGCATTAGCTATACTAATTAAGAATACAGATAAGCCGTAAATAAATATTTTTCTAATCATACATTTCTCCTCATAGGATATACAATAATATATTTATTAACGATATATCTGCTTACATTATTATTTATATAATGTCAAAAAAATGACACTACAATAATTTGTCATATTATTACTGTCAGGTTTTTGACACTAGTCTATGTCGTATTTGTATTCTTCGTCAGAATCTTCAGGTAGGAGTTTTGTATCAATGTCAGCAATATTGTCAAATTCAGCAATATCGTGAACATGTAATTGTATTATTGCATAATGTAGCACCTTAAGCATATCTTTACGAGCGTCTTCTCTCGTACCTTTTTTACCATATCTTTGAGCGTACTTCATAATATTACCGACACAAAATCCTGTGCCGTGACCGCCATCAACTATAAATTCTGTAGCTTGAAATTGTTCTCGAGAGTAATGACTATCATACGTTTTGTCTATATAATGTTTAATCTCGTCTACATACAGGTCTTCATTGAATTTATAGCTTATATCACTCATTTCTTTTCCTTTATTATTTTTTTAGCGTTATTAATCCAGTCTATAACTGTTTGATTATTTTCATGTATTTGTCCAGGTTCTATTTTATGGCCGTGGTGTTCTACAATAAAATGAGCCAGCATCAAATTGACATCAAAATCTTTGTCACCATATTCTATACTACTCATTTATCCTCCATAACTTTCATCATCTGTAATTCTTTACCGCCTATCTCTCTTAACTGACATTTATAGTCATTAATAGTATTATGAGCATCATACTTAGTTAAGCATTCTCGAGCTGTTATATCTTTCCATATAACTTTCTCACCTAATGGATAAGTTATTTCGTAAGTTCTTTTCTTTTTATCCCATGATTTAGGTGAACCTTCTGTCATATATGTTACAGTCATTTTTTTTCCCATCTATAAAAGATATGTTTACCTATAGTAACAGTTTGTGTTTTACTTTCTGCCCAATCTGGATACACGTAATCAGCGTGATAATGTGTAGCACCTTTTGTGAAATCATACGTCAAAAATGAATCATATTGATAATATATTCTTTGAGCAATTCCACGTATTTGTTCGTAAAGCTCAGCATCTTGTGGTGGTATTTTATCGCTCTTACCATCACAATACCAACTGAATTGACATCTATTTTTTAATGGATGCCATTTACCGTGTGTTTCTAACCACCATTTAGAATGTTGTGCTTGGTACACAACTTTGCATGCTGAATTTGGAAATCTATCATCAGCAACTCTATTCATTGTGACATGACCAATAGCAATCATACCTTTGAGAGATTGATTGCGCGCTTCAAAGTACATATTTTTTGCTATGCATTCTGCTTCAGCAGCTATTGAAATATCTGCTTGAGCTGATACGCTATAAGCTAATGCTGCAATTGCTATGAAGAACCTCTTAAACATAGTCGCCCCAATACTCATTCCAGCAATTTGTAACAGTATCTTTTGCGATATCCATTTCAAACGTTGTAAATTCTTTTTTAAATACACTTACAACTTTATTTGTAGCTTCTTGAACATTATTAGATTCAGTAATGATTTTTTCTATATCTAAACCGAAAACTTTTTCTTCGATGTCTATCATTAGATTTTTTATTTTAGACATAATTTAAACTCCCTTTTTAATTTTATAGTACTATTATACACTAAAAATTAGGGAATGTACACCGTTTTTTTCACTTAATTGTATTTTTTTAGTTAACATATTAACTAAGCCATTTTAGCCTTTGTATCATATGTTATTACATCTACATTATTTTGAACTCTTACCTTAATGGCATCATGTGTATGATGTAATACAAATTTAGTATTAGGAAATTCTTTAAACATATTTTCCCATACTGGTCGCCAATTATTTGCAAGTCTATTCGTGTTCATATTACCTCTATCTGAATTAAGATATAAATCAGAACAACTTCTAAGATTAAAATCAAATATAGAATCAAATCCGTACATATGAATTTCATCAGCTTTAACTTTATTTGCTGCATAATGAACTGCCATATGACCACAATTAAAATCTGTATAGTTTGCAACGTACTTTGGTAGAACTGTATAGAATTCTTTTACTTGATGTGCATGCTTAACATAGAATGTAGGTTGTTTATCCATCCAAATCTTAGGTCTCATACCTAATATCCAATCACCAGGAATTTTTAATGAACCTTCATGCAGTGCACGCATCATTTTAAAATCGACCATGATTGTTCCATAAACACCATTGACTGGCCAAGGAGGAATATTACAAGTAAGCTTCATTCCAACTCTTTTTTCTTTATGAAATAAACTGGCTTGATCACCATTACCAATTATGTGTATTACTTTGCTCACATTTGCCTCCTAATAATGTTCTTTCCTTTTTCGCCAGTCCAATGCATTATTCTTATTTTATCCTTATAACCATCTTCTAATTGTAATCTCATAACATTATATTCATTTGGTAAATCTTTTATGTAACTAATCTTTGTGATAGGACTTAATATTTGATCTAATATTTCTTGGTCTCCTACACCTTCTTTAT